AGATTACGACCGGCCTGCAACGCGCGTCCGATGCGCGGAAGTTCGGCGACTCCGTGATGCAAGAATTCGCGCCCTACGCGGAAATTCTGAGCAAGGAAGGCGCGACTCCGCAGCAAGCGGTGCGCGCGTTGCTCGAAACGTCGTACACGCTCCGTTTCGGCTCGCCCGAACACAAGCACGCGCTGTTCATGTCGCTGGCGCAGCAGTACGGCATCGATCTTACCAAGCAAGTCGATCCTGAAAAGGCGCGGCTTGAGTGGGAACTCGATTCGAGAAAGCACAACGACATGCGCGGCTCGGCGACGGCGCAAACCGCGCTTCAATCCGAGGCGCAATCGGAGTTGGAGACGTTCATCGCCGCGCCGGGGCATGAACATTACGCTGCCGTGCGCCCGATTATGGCGTCCATGCTGCAAAGCGGCGCGGCGCAGTCGCTACAAGACGCCTACGATCGCGCGTGTTGGGCTGACCCAACGATTCGATCGGCTCTCCAACTCGCAGCGGATACAAAGCGCGTCGCAGACCAAGCGAAAAACAGGAACGCGCTCGCCACGGTCAACGGTGCGCCGGGAGCAGTGGCAACCGGCACCCCTGCTGTGGACCCCACCAACATGCGGGCGCTCATCGAGGCCGGGTTTTCCGGCGACGCACGACGGGTATGACGTGGGGCCGGGACGGCGTAGGTGAGGGGCATAGCCAAGCGAAGTTGAGCGATCGGGAGGTTGCTCAACTCCGTGAAATGTACGCCTTAGGGCACTGGTCCCAGCGGGACCTTGCAGCCCTTTTTCGGGTGTCTCAACCCCAAGTTTCGGCGATACTTGCAAACAAGGCGCGGGTGGCGTAGCCTTCTCCAATCCTAACAGGGGAGCGCAACGCCCACCCCTGTACGCATAGCCTCCGATGGCCCAATGCTTGGACACGGTTCCAACCATTCAACCAATCGGAGGCATCCATGGCATTCGCAAATAGCCAAGTCAGCGACATCATCGCTACGACGATCCAATCGCGTAGCGGTGTCATCGCCGACAACGTGACGAAGAACAACGCGCTCCTGCGCCGCTTGCAAACCCGAGGCAACAGCAAGCCATTCTCGGGCGGCAATGTCATCATGCAGGAACTCTCGTTCGCGCAAAACGCGAACGCCTCGTGGTACAGCGGTTACGAGACGCTGCCCACGGGCGCACAGGACGTGATTTCGGCGGCGCAGTACGACATCAAGCAAGCCGCCTGCCCGATCACGATTTCCGGCCTCGAAATGCTGCAAAATTCCGGCAAGGAACAGATCATCGATCTGCTGGAAGGCCGCATGACGGTGGGCGAGCAGACCATGCAGAACTTGGTCGCCGCCGGGCTGTACGCGGACGGCACGGGCTTCGGCGGAAAGGAACTCACCGGCCTCGCAGCAGCGGTCCCGGCGAATCCGGCGGTCGGCACCTACGGGGGCATCGATCGCGCGGCGTGGACCTTCTGGCGCAGCCAGATTTACAAGGGCACCACGACGGGCGGCGCGGCGATTTCGGCGGCGAACATTCAGGTTTACATGAACCGGCTGTGGGCGGCGCAAGTTCGCGGAGCCAATCGCCCCGACCTGATCGTGATGGACAACCTGATGTGGGCGTTCTACATGCAATCCCTTCAGGCCATCCAGCGTTTCAACTCACCCGACACCGGCAACCTCGGCTTTCCGTCCATCAAGTTCATGGACTCCGATGTGGTACTGGACGGTGGCCTCGGCGGAAACATGCCCGCGACGGTGGCGTACTTCCTCTGCACGAAGTACATCTTTTTCCGCCCGCACCGCGATCGGAACTTCGTCGCGCTCGACCCCGGCAAGCGGTATTCGATCAATCAGGACGCCGTGACGCAGATTCTTGCGTTCGCTGGCAACCTGACGACATCGAACTCGTCGCTGCAAGGTCGTCTCGACAACACGTAAGCAGCCCCCCTCAATCGCACCACAGCTTTAGGAGAGACGATCATGCCAGCAGGCGCATTCACGACCCCGATGGCGGGGGGCACCATCAGCAACATCTGGAAACCGCCCGTGGGCGTCACGCCGGGAGCAGCGGGGGACGCAACCGCGCCCTTCGCACTCGGTTCGCGGGCCGACATCGTGCCCCCCTCGGGCACGCAGCGGTCCAAAGCGCAGTTCATGCGCGCCACAGGCGTCATCGCCATCGGCGGAACCACGGGTGTCACGAACGGCGTGCAAGTTGCCGCCGGGGCGGGCAATACGTGGACCAACGACACGGGGCAGGCCACTGTCCTCGGCGATTACCTGTGGGTCACGACGGCGGAAGTCTACACCCCGTAGTCAGGCCCGTGGCGGCACAACGATGGGACCTTCCTCCCAGCACCGTACCCCGGTGCTGGGGGGTTTTTTCCATGGTGTAGTACCCAAAATCAAAATCATCGAAAGGTCCCCCAATGGCACTCGATCAAGTTCTTGACGAACACAGTTTCGACAATCGCTTTGCGATGGACGACAAGCTGTATGTCGTCTTCACCATGCAGGCAGTGAAAAACGGCTTTAAGAGCGAGCAGGAAGGTCGTCCGATTTTTGACGACGTGCCACACATTCGCATCCACGTCCCCGGCGACAAGACCTCGGTTACGGAACGCCCGGTAACGGAGGAAGACAAATTGCGGTTTGCGTCGCGGTGGGAACGTTTCCAGAAGAACATGGAGCAATCCCCCGAGGGCACGCCGATCGATCAATGGCCGCAACTCACGATCTCGCAGGTGCATGAGTTCAAGGCGGTCGGAATCGTCACGGTGGAACAACTCGCTGCCCTGTCCGACATCAATGCGCAGAAATTCATGGGCGGCAACGAACTCCGTCGCCGCGCGCAGACCTTCCTTGCGGTCGCCAAGGACACAGCAGAAGCGCAGCGGCTCGCGGTGGCGAACGAGGAACTGGAAGCGCGTTTGAAGGCGCAAGATGCCATGCTGGTGAAGATGAGCGCGCAGATCGAAGCGTTGCAAGGTAAGGCGCAGAAAGCCGCGTAACCGCTGTTTAACGGAGGCGTCGATGGTGCAGCCGACAGTTCTCAAGCAGTGCCAAGACGCCCTCCAAGAGTTGGGGTTGCCGATCCCGGCGTCTGTGGCGCAGCCGGATGATTCCACCGCAGCGCAGATTTTCGGGCTGTGGAATGCGCTCGGGCAGGAACTCTACGAACTTTTCCGGTGGAAGGAACTGGAAAAGAATTTCAGCTTCGTCACTGAAGTCGATCGTGAGGCGTACCCCCTGCCCGACGATTGGGCGGGACCGATCGACCAAACGGAGTGGGATCGAACGAATCACTGGTCCCTCATCGGCGAGGCGACCCCTCAGCAGTGGCAGACACTCAAGAGCGGTATTGTTGCGCTCGGCCCGCGCCTGCGCTACCGCTACGTCAACGATACGATCGAAGTGTTCCCTACCCCCACCACGGTTGGGGGCAGCTTCACGCCATACACGCTCGATTTCATGTACTACGCATCGGGGTGGGTGGTCACAGCACCTTCGGGCGCAACCGCGAACTTCGCAACGACTGACGCAGATACTGCGGTATTCGCTAATCGGCTTATGGTCAACGGGATCAAGTTGAAGCTGTGGGAGATTAAGGGGTTCGACACGCAGGCGTTGCAGAAAAACTATGACGCTTCGTTCAACCAAGCGATGAGCCGAAACAAGGGCGCGCCGCGTCTCTCGCTATCCCCGCGCGTCTCGCCGATCTATATCGGTCCGTGGAACATCAGTGACGGCAACTGGAACACAGGACCGACCGGGCCATGAACGTTGACGCTTATGTGACACCAGTTAACGCCTTGCTGGTGTTCATGCTGGTGGGTGTGGTGGTGATGATGTACCGATTCAATCGGTACTACAAACACTACAACATCGTGGACCTTCTCATCGGGAGCGATGGTCGGGCATCGATCACGAACCACATCCTACTTAGCATGGTGGCCCTGTCGGTTTGGGTCGTAGTGGACCGGGAACTTGCGCTGAAGGACGACGTTTCAACAATTCTACTCGGGGTGCTGGCGATCTTCGTCACCGGGAAGACAGCAACCGCGATCACAGACACGTTGAATAGGCCAGCGCCACCATCCCCGCCGCCGCCTCCGCTCACAGCGAAGACTACTAGGAGAAAGTGATGTTGAAAGCTCTCGTTGCGTTTTGGCTCGGCTTTGCCGCGCACTACGGGCTCGTGTGGCTATCGACCCATCCCGAAGATCGCGCGGCGCTCTACTCGCGCGTGCGAAAGGTGTTCACCAAGAATGAGGACGCCCCGAAGTGATCGCACTTTTCATTGCGGTATTCGTTGCCGGGCTGTCGCTCGGGGTCGGGGGCATGGAATGGTGGACTGACGCGCAGCATGCGAGGCATGAGGCGGCGTTGGTGAAGGCACAGGCCACCGTCGATGCTCTTTCGATCAAGGCTGAGACGGATGCCGCGAGAAAGATCACCGAAATGGCAGGGGCATTCGCAGCGGGTGAAGCGAACGCGAAGATAGTCACCAAAACGGTGTACGTGAAGGGGCAGGCATATGTGGCGAACACTCCGGTATTCAGCAATCCTGTTTGCGTTGTCCCTCCTGATGGGGTGCAACTCCTTAATGGTGCGCGGGCCGGAACTCAACTTGCCCCCGCTGCCTCCGGAAGTGATGTTGCCGTGTCAGGAGCCGGAGCCGCTACCGGACGGACAACTCTCGACCCTATATTTACAAATGCTGCGGGACACGGGGCCGTGGGGGGAGTGCCGTCGCCGCCAAGCGCAGCTAGTGGCTCTGGTGAAGTACCAGCAACAGGTTCGGGACGAGTACGCCCGAAGCCTGCCCCAACAAAATAAACCGTGGTGGAAATTCTGAGAGTGACCGATGGCCCCGCCGCTCGGCATCCGTAACAATAACCCCGGCAACATTCGGCCCAGCACTCCGCCATGGAACGGCGCAGTTGGCGCGAATGGGGGCTTCGTCGTGTTCGACACGATGGAGAATGGGATTCGTGCGCTCGCTAAGCAACTGATGGTGTACCAAGATCGCTACGGCATCAAAACTGTGCGCAAGGCGATCTCTCGGTGGGCACCGGGGAACGAAAACAACACGGAGAGTTACATCGCGTTCGTGTGCGGCGTGCTTGGATGCGGCCCTGACGACGAGTTCGATTTTCACGATCCCTCGTTTCTGTTTTGGATGGTGACGGCAATCGGCGAGGAAGAAAACGGGCATGACGCCTTCTCCAAATACGTGAGCGACGCTGACATCGATGCTGGGGTCGCGGCGGCGCTAGGCTGATTATGACGAGGCCGTGGAAAAATCAGGGGCGTAGGGCTGTCATCAACGCAGCCTCGGTGCCCGCGCCGATCGGAGGGCTCAACTCGCGCGACTCTGTGGCGGCGATGCCGATTACGGACGCGCTCATTCTCCGCAACTGGTTTCCGTTCCCGTACGCGGTATCGATGCGCAAGGGGTGGAAAGAATACGTGGTCGGGCTGGCACCGGGGGCCACCCCGTCGATCACGATGCATTCGCCGAAGACCGGAGCGCCGATTCCGATCGTGTTCTCTGGCGGCAACGTCTACAAGATTACAGTGCCCGGCCCTGCGCCCGCGCCATCAGTTTCAGGGATGCTGAACGATTATTGGCAAAGCGTGATGTTCAGCAACATCGGGGGCAATTACGTCTACAGCGTGAACGGAGCGGACAACCCACTCGTGTTCGATGGTGTGACGTTTACTCCTGTGCTATTCGATGCGACGCCACCCCCGGTGGGGTTCGATATCAGCGGCGTGGACCCAAAGCTATTCATCCATGTAGCTATCCATCAGCGTCGTCTTTGGTTCGTGGAGAAGGATTCGACGCAGGCATGGTTCCTCCCGGTCGATCGGATCGGCGGCATCGCGTCGCCATTCCCGGTAGGCCAGCTTTTCAAGTTCGGCGGCTTCCTCATGGCGATCTACACATGGGCAGGAGACTCCGGCGACGGGATGAACGACAAGCTGGTTTTCATTTCCAGCAACGGAGAAATCGCGGTGTACGCCGGGACCGACCCCGATGACCCCACAGCATGGGGGCTCGAAGGTGTGATCCGAGTTGGGTCCCCGGTCGGGCGTCGGTGTGCAGTGGAGTATGGCGGCGATCTGCTGCTCATCACTACGGATGGGCTCATCCCTCTGTCGGGGTCATTCCAAAGCACGAAGGTCAACACGGCTGACAATCTCACCGACAAGATTCAGCACACGATCAGCGCGCTCGTCTCGTCGTATCGTGATCTCGTGGGCTGGGAAGCGATGCTATTCCAGAACGAGAACCAAATTTGGCTCGTCGTGCCGGTGCCTACTGGCGTCGAAATCTACACGATGAACACGATCACGGGGGCGTGGGCGCAGTTCACGAATATGGACGTGCGCGATGTCTGCCTATTCAACGCCAACCCGATCTACGTTACGAGCGATGGCCGAGTGTGCCTTGCATGGACGGGGTACTTCGACAACGTGCCGTGGGATGGGTTGATCGGCGAGCGGATTGAGGTCGAAGTTCTCACGGCTTACAACTATTTCGAAATGCTCGGGGTAACGAAGCGGTGGACGTTGTGCCGACCGATTTTTCAATCCGGGACTGTGCCCCCCAACGCGATCCGGCTGGAAGTTGATTTCGCGGTGGTCGCACCACTAGCTATTGCGGTAGTACCGCCCCCTGCTACGGATTTCGTTTGGGACTTGGCGTTGTGGGATGAGGCGACATGGAATCAGGAATACACACGCTTCCGCCGTTGGCAAAGCATCGAGGGGATGGGCTACGCAGCGGCGCTGCACATGGTCGTGGCGCAGGATGTGGAGACGCTTTGGGTGGCGACCGATTTCGTGTTTGAACATGGCGCAACTGTTTAGTCTCACTGCGGACAAAGAGCGCGTTGGGAAGTTCTGTTCGGATTTGATGGACGGCGCGGAATGGGGTGCTTACACTGCACTAGGGTTGGAGAGAGACGGAGAGTTGATCGGAGGGGTAGTTTACGATGGGTACTATGGGCCAAACGTGTTCGCGCACATCGCCGGGAAGCCCGGCACACGGTGGCTCACGCGCACCTTTCTGCGCGCGATGTTCGAATACCCCTTCCTACAACTTGGAGTGGACCGCATCACTGGCCCCGTCGCCTCAACAAATCTTCGTGCCATGCGGCTCGACGCGCATTTGGGATTCGTACTTGAGGCTACGCTACGCGGTGCCGTACCGGATGGCGACCTCTTGCTCTACGTGATGCACAAGAAAGATTGCAGGTTCATTAGGAGTAGATGATGGGAAAGCCCAAAGCACCGAAAGCACCCGATCTCGTCGGTCTTGACGCTGCGCAGGCAGCGCGGAACAAGGACGCCGCCTACGACGTGATGGGGCAGAATCGGTATGGGCAAATCACGCCCACCGGCAGCAACCAATGGGTGACTGACCCTGTGACGGGAAAGACCAACAACGTCACGACGTACTCGCCAGAGCAGCAGGCGCTCTATGAAAAGAACAACGCGCTCGCACAAGCAATGAGCGGAGGCTCGGGCGGCGCACTCAATCAGTTCATGGGGCAGTATTGGGGCGGCGGCGGTGCGGCCCCATCCAGCAGTGGATCGTCGGGCGGCTTCAGCTACAACGGTGGCGGCTCGGCCCCGGCGGGGAACAGCCCGGTAGGCAAGGGCATCCAAAAGGACCTCGATTACAGCCACCTGACAGCGATGCCGGGGTCCGACCCCATGGTGGCCCGCCAACAGGCTCAGGACGCGCTCTACGGGCGCGCAGCGGGGTATCTGGACCCCCAATGGCAGGAGTCCCAGCGGTCACTGGAAACCAAGCTGTCGAACCAAGGTCTGGTCCCCGGTACCGCAGCCTACAACCGGGCCATGGAAGTCGAAAACGCGGCCAAGGAAAAGGCGTACACCGGAGCTCGGCAAGATGCGATCGCCGGGGGTGGCGCTGAGCAGGAGCGGCAACAAGCCCTCGCGCTCGCGCTGCGGAATCAAGGCATCACCGAGGCGGGGAATCTCGGTGCGTTCCACAACGCGGCGCAGGGCCAAGGTGCCAACCAGTGGCTTACGCAACACGGGCAAGACACGTCGGCGAACGCACAGATCCAATCGGCTGGCATCGGCGCGGCAGCGGCGTCTCAACGCGCGCAGATGGAGAACGAACTCGCCACTCGCGCGCAGCAGTTCAACGAACTCATGGGGATGGGGAAGTTCGGGCAGAGCGGCCAGATGATTCCGCAGTTCGGCATCAGCCAAGGGAATCTCCAACCCTACGGCACCGGGAATGCAGTCGGCGCGGCAAGCAACGACTACCAAAATCAGATGGCGCAATACAACGCGAGAAAGAACAGCGGACTTGGTGGGATGTTGCCGGGCATCGGCAGCTTCGTAGGCAACGGGCTTGACTCGGGCTGGCTCAGCAACCTTATCGGCGACGCAGGGCCGTTGCTGTTGGCAGGAGGATAGTCATGGCGCGTCTAGGCGTATTCGGGCTCCCCACGGATGAGCCGGGGGACTTCGATGAGGAAGGGCTGCAACTTCAGCGCAAACGCGCGCAGCTTGCGGCTGCGATGAGCACGCCTATCGGTGGCGCTGGCTCCGGTTGGGGTGGCGGGCTCGTCAACTTTCTGCAAGGCGCGCTTGGCAATGCGCAGATGAGCAAGTACGACCAACAACAGAAGGACCTCGCCAAGCGGCGCGACGAGTTCGCGCAAAATGCGCTCACGCAACTCGGTCAACTCGACAAGCCTGCGACGCCGGGTATCGTCGGCACTGGCCCGGTTGCACCGCCGCCCGGTACGCCCGGCGTGGAGCCGGGGCCCGACATGTCGATGCCGCCGCCGATGAGCAACGACGCGAGTGCGTTCTCGCCGATGGTGCCACAGTCGCCGGAGTTCCAACCGAACGTTGCAGCGACACCGATGATCCCCGGCGCGATGACCGATCGCGTGAAACTTCTGTCGCAGATGGCGCAAGGGGGGCCGATGTACCAAGCGGTTGCCAAGCACACGATGACGACGGCGCTGGAAGCCCCGGAGAAAGCGCGCATCGCCGCCGAGGCCGCTGCTACGCGTCTCGCGCAAGCGAAGGATGCGCAGGAGTTCAAGGCAGCGGAAGCGGAGAAAGCGCGGGCCGACCGTGAGTATCAGAATCAACTCAACCGCAATCAGCAGGAGTACATGCGGGCGCTCGCGGCGGGCGATCGAGAAGCGATGATTCGTCTCGCGGCGTCGTTGCGACCGGAAAAGGGGAGCGGCGCACAAGCGGGAACGTTCTCTGAAGTGGGCACAAGCGTCAACGGGAACCCAATCGTCGCCAACTCCAAGACGGGCGTGCGCCACGAAGTCATCAACGGCACGCCATCGGCTGACCCCTATGCGGGGGCGATTACGCCAAAGACCGACCAAGCGAAAGCGGTCGCAGCGGCGTCCACCGGGGTCAAGAGCATCGGTGACATGCAGACTGCACTGAAAGCAGTGCAGGACAACCCGAAACTCTACAGCACCCGCACGGCGGCAGCGGAGTTGCTGCCGACCATCGGCGGCATCAGTGCCAAGGCGTCGGGGCTGAGCGAAAGCGAATTGGCGCAGCGATCGAATGTTGCGTCGATGACCGCTGATACCACGCACTCGTTGTATGG